AAATCAAAGATGTCTTCTAGATCTTGTTGAATAATTTCTTTCTTCATTTCTTGCCAAAGACCTAAAGTAATTTCTGCATCTCTTTCTGCATAAGATCCAGCATGCATGGCAGGCAACTTGTACATCTCCGCTTTAGGATTGATGCCCCATTCTTCTGCAGCTTCAGCCAGTGCTCTTTCATTTTTACCATAGCCTAAATAATGCCAAGATAAACTATTCAAGTCATATCTAAATCTATTTTCATCAGTTACTGCTGCAGCGAGCATGGTACAAACTAGATCGCCGTTAATCTTAAAGCCCATGGCTCTTAACCAACAAACGTCATAAATAGCATTGTGAAATATTTTTGTGGAAGGGGCTTCCAACACATCTTTAAGCCATGATAGCACTTTTGCTTTCTCCATGTTGCCTCCGCCTTCATGAGCAATTGGAAAATATCCTTTGTAATAAGAAGTTGCTACGGCTATGCCTATAACTTCTCCGTTATTAATAATAGAACCCGATCCTTTTTTAATAAGATCAGGGTCTTTTGTTTCTAGATCGATTGCAATTTCATCTACCTGTCTTAGGTCTGGAAATTCCGTAGGCTTTACCCATTCAGTCTGAGCTTCAAATCTAGGGATTCTCATTTTAAAAGTTTTTTTAAGTCTCCGAGTTTTACTTTATTACTGATGACTCCTTTCATTGATAAATCTTTCCATTTATTGTAGCCATCTATCCAACTTTCTTGGGGGCCATAATCTCTTTCAATTATCATATCAATATAATGTTTAGCCTTTTCTAGATCTTGTACTTCTCCTTTATGCGCATGTCT